ACACAAGTCAGCACAACATTAGCTCAAGTCATGTTAGATCAGTTTAGCTAATGTAGTCGCCCTGGTCGCCCTGGTCGCCCTGGTCGCAAAATCAGAGCCATTTTCTTCATTGGGAAACGCATCAGGATAGCTCAGGTTAAACGATCTAAGGCAGGTCAAGGCTACCCTACACGCGCGCCTGAAAATGGCTCAAAACTCGTTTAAACGTGTTCTAGGGCTATGTTGTAAAAACGCCACAGTTTACAAAATATTTCATGCGCACCAGGATAGTGCACGCACCATTTCAGTGCGCACCAGACTGGCCCATAGGCCTAGGCTATGCACCAAAGTGGGGCGGTTTCGAGACCGCCATTTTCCCCACCCCGGGTACGCCCTCGCATATGCGGTAATTTTAAAAAATGCAGCCAAAACTTTCGGTGCCAACTCTGACCCTAAGTTAAGCATAAGTAGCATATTACCCAAGCAATATTTCTGATCCTAAGTTGAGCATAAGTAGCGTATTATTAAATCGCTACAAGAGTCCAAATCGCCACAAGAACCCAAATCGCCACAAGAACCCAAATCGCCAAGAAGCGCCCATAAGTACCACAAGCTAAAAAATTTTATACCTTGACACTACCCCGCCCCGGTGCTATAATAGGGTAAAATGCTCCAATTAAAATAAAGGTATAACATGAGCGATAATCTTCCAGTAAATACTCCAGCAGAATATATTGCTATTAGCCCAGAAGCACTTCAGATAGCTAATGCATATCTTCAAAACCCAGATCTAGCAAAAGTAGCCGACGAGCTAGACATACCTAAAGATCTCGTATCAGATATTCTAGACCGAAAAGAAGTACGTGCGTATATTAACAACGTATTTTTTAGCCTAGGATTTAATAATAGGTTCCAGATGCGAGATCTAATGGATACTATTATTAAGAAAAAGCTACAAGAGATGGACGAATCAGATACAGGATCTACTAAAGACATTACAGAAATTCTAGCTCTGTCACATAAGATGACTATCGAGCTTCTAGATAAGGAAATTGCATTAGAGAAAATTCGTAGTGCTAACCAACTTAAAAATCAAGTTAACGTGCAAATCAATGATAATGCTGGTGGTAGTAAGTATTCTAGCCTGATTGAGCAACTAATTAAAGGAACTATTGATGCTTAGTATTTCTAGAGACGATATTTCTAGCTCGTCTATAACGGAGTTTCCTGCTCATAGTCGTTTCATAAAATTGCCCATTATAAACTACTTGAAACTACTACCTGCTAGAGATCCTGATGATGATAGTAAGTCAACTGCTTGGGAGCAAATCAATGGACCTCAGCTTGCACTAATAAATGCAATAAACAATCCTAAGTATAGATTTGTTTGCGCTGCTCTTGCACGACGTTTAGGTAAAACGTATATTTCTAATATTGTAGGACAGTTAGTTGCTCTTATTCCTAGCTGCCATATATTGATTATGTCGCCTAATTATAATTTATCTAGTATCTCTTTTGAGATACAGCGAAAGCTGATTAAGGCATTTGATCTTGAAGTCGATAGGGACAATGCTAAAGATAGGGTAGTAGAACTATCTAATGGCTCTTCTATTAGAATGGGGTCTGTAGCGACTGTTGATAGTTGCGTAGGACGTTCGTATGACCTCATCATTTTTGACGAAGCTGCGCTAGGAGCTGATGCTGAAGAAGCATTTAATGTTTCTCTACGACCTACACTAGATAAGCCTAATTCAAAAGCTATCTTTATTTCTACACCCCGTGGTAAGAATAACTTCTTTAGTAAGTTCTTTCAACGTGGCTTTAGTTCTCAGTTTCCACAGTGGGCGTCAATAACTGCTGACTATACTGAGAATAAGCGAATGAAAGAAGTTGACGTAGCAGAAGCGCGCCGGTCGATGTCAAAAGCAGAGTTTGCACAAGAGTACATGGCATCGTTTACTACGTTCGAGGGTCAGATATATAGTGAGTTTAATAGTGAATATGTAAAGAAATTTACACATGCTGCTGGTACTGAATATATAGCTGGATTAGACCCTGGTTTTAAAGACGCAACTGCATTTATTGTTATTGCATTTTATGATGATAAATTTCATGTTGTTGCCGAGTATGTAGAGGCAAATAGAACTACTGAGCAACACGCTATTGCATTTAGGCACTTTGTTGACGAATATGGAATTGAGAGTATCTTTATTGATAGTGCAGCAGCGCAGACAGCATCCGACCTTGCTTATACCTATAATATCTCGACCCTAAAAGCACGCAAACAAGTACTAGAGGGCATAGCTTACGTGCAGACCCTAATTGGTCAAGGAAGATTACTAGTGTCGCCAAATTGCACAAACACGCTCGCTATGCTTGATCAATATGCCTGGAAGACTGATACGGTTAGTGGTATTGAGAAACCTAAACATGATGAGCATTCCCACATAGCAGATGCACTACGATATGCTTGTTACTCTTTTGTTATGTAAGTACCCATACACTGCTACCACAATCATACAAACAAATAAACCCATTTTTAGACATAATTTCCTTTTCAGTTAATTCATCCTCATAAGTATCAGGAAACATCTCTCTTAGCAAATGTTTCTGACACTGGTACCTACTAAGTACTTTTTGCCCTTTTACATACGTATAATTTGGTTCTGTGTACTTTACAAAAGTAAATCCTAAATTACTATATAGTTTACCCTTACTCCACGACCTATCGGCGTAAGAAATAATACTACCAGTATATGCTTTTCTAAATGCTTTTAGTAATTTAGATGCTCCACCTACTACTGAATAATTTAACAAAGAACAGAAACGTATAAGTTCATATGTATATTCTTTAGAGAATCTAGGTTTAGCGAAAGTCATACAGGCAATTAACTGCTCCCCAATATATAGTCCAAAGTTTATTCCAGTAGGGGAACCAGCACTCTGTAAATGATTATTATCTAGAAATTCTCTGGGAAAATAATCCAGCTGTTTTACTATAGTATTTCTAGCGTATATTCTTTTATCAAAAATACCTAATATACTTTTAATTCTAGATTTAACTATACTAGGTTTTGTATTCCATAGTAATCCTTTAATATGTATTAGCTGATATTCATACGATTCCACGTCAATAAGTTTATTTAAATGATAGTGTTTATCCCTAACTTCAGTTTCTCTATGCCAATAATCTCCATTATATTCAAAAGCTAGCCCTATATCAGGAAGAATAATATCTAACTCTTTACCTTCCAGCATAATTCTATCACCATAAATAACCCAATCTTTATAAATACTAGAAATAAAATCTCTTAATGACTGTTCTTCCGCAGATACGTCTGGATGACAAATCTTACATACATGGGGTAAGCTCTTATAAAATAAATTATTAGGGTCAGAGTAGTACTCGTGTCCACAGGTATTATTTCTAACTAATAAAGGGTATTTAACCCCTTTATACTCTTCTAAAGTGGTTAAATTAAATACTGCCAGTTTATCTGATACTTCTTCCCTAGATAGCAGACTTTTGTTAATACCACATACTGGACAAATGTACCCTGTATCTTTGTAAATAATACTAGATATGTCTACTAAATAACTATGGTTACATATAGTATTTGTAACCATAGTCTTATACCTTACACCTAAGTATTCTTCAGTAGGAACTAAGAAATACTTGGTTTTTAGAGTACTTAGTACTTCGTCTTGTTTTTTACTTATTACAGGATTACATACTCTACATATAGACCCACTACCTTTAGTCACTAAGCTATTAGGATTTATTGTATACTCATGCCCGCACGTATTATTACGTACTAATAATCTAGTATTATTATCCACATAGTCTTCTAATAAAGTTACACCCTTATCTAAACATTGCTGCGCAAATTCTTCAGTAGTTTTCCTATTAGCAGCCTTATAAGTATCACATTCTTTACATTTACGTTTGTCACCTCTAGCGACTAGTTTTTCTGGTGTTATATCTCTTAAATGTCCATTTTTACATTTAATAGTCATTTTACCTTTAGAAGTTTTATACTCTGTAACTGCCGTAGTACCTTCTTCACATAATTCAATAATCTTATTTGTTTTTTCCGAGTTCA